CTTCTGGCTGTTGGAGTTGGCGTTGACCGACCCCGCCAAGGCCAAGGCACTCATCTCGCAAGCACGCGAGATACCAGCGATTCGAGAGCTGATCGAACCCGAGGATGTACGCATGGAGAGCGCTGATGGCTGATCGCGTCGATTCACAGAAAGTGCCGCCCGTGAAAAAGGGGGGGCCGTTCAAGCCCGGGTACGACGAGCGAAGGGGCAAGAGCGGCGGTCGCCCCAGGGCCGTGCTCGAAATCGAGCGCATGCTTGACGCCGAGCATCGGACGCCCGACAACATGCGAGAGGTGTTCACCCGCCTAAAAGAGCTGGCGATGGAGGACATAATCACGGCTCACACCGATGAAAAAGGGGTGGAGCACGTCACGCGACGCCCGCCCAATCCGGCCTTCATGTCGCTGTACCTAGAGCGCACCCTTGGTCCGGTCAAGGACCTGGATATCGACCTGTCTGACGCCCCTGTCGAGGTAGTACGTTGGTGGGCGGATAAGGTGAACTGATGGCGACGTTCGAGGAAGAGATACAGGCCGACCCATCGGTGTGTCAGCGCTGCGATAAGCGCAAGTGTACATGTTGGCATGGATGTGGCCACGGACGCATCGTCGCGGCGCCAAGCGGAAAGGCGAACCGCGTCGCCATGAAAATGCTGTTCCGCGATTACTGGAAGCCGGGCTCCCCGCGGGCCCCGTGACCTCGGCTAAGCTGCGCCGAGCAGCGATCAACGAACTGGCCCGCCGAGCACGTAACGGCAAGCTCGCCGCCCCCATCGTCGACACGTCCAAGGTCTGCCACCCGAAGCAAGCCAAGCTTGTCGAATCGCTGGTACTCGGACGCGCCCGCAACGTCTGCGCCCTGGCCGGTCGGCAGTCGGGCAAGAGCTACGGCGCCGTCCTGGCCGAGTTGCTGATCGCCGCGCGCGTCCCTGGCGTGAACCTGATCTACGTCGCCTCGACGCACATGACGTGCAAGAAGATGGCGTTTCTCCCGGGCGTCACCCTCAATCGCGAGCTGGGCTTGGGCGGGACGCCACGGTACGGGCAAGAGCTGGCGATCGAATTCGGGAACGGCTCGTGCGTGTACTTCCTTGGCGCCGATTCGGAGAAGACGATCGAACGCCTCCGCGGCGTCCCGAACCTGGTCATGTGCATCATCGACGAGGCTTCGGTGTACGCGCCCGACTCGCTCAACGAGATGATCAAGACCGTGCGCCCCGGCTTGCGCCCCCGTCGCGGAAAGCTGGTGGTCATGGGCACCGGCTCCAAGCAGGGCCGGCAGGGAACCTGGGTGGACATCACGGAGTCGCCCGAGTACGAGCAACACCGGTTCGACTACCGCGACAACGACCGCGTTCCGTCGTGGGAGGACGTCGAGGCGACGATCGACGAGGACTTGCGGGCGCAGTTCCCGCACATGACCTCGGCCGAGGCCCGCTGTACGGCATGGTTCCTGCGCGAGTACATGGCGCAGCACGCCGTAGAGCTGGCCGAAATGGTCTACAAGCTCACTGACGCCAACCTCGTAGATTCCATCCCCGACCAGGAGACGCACATCACCGGCGGCGACATCGGCGTCTCGGCTAACGATGCCCTCGTGTGCCTCGGGTGGTCGGGCGTTGCTGAGAACGTGTACGTAACCGACCAGGAAGAGGCCAGTGGGCAGGACTCGATCGCCTGCGCCGTGATGGTCAACGACCACAACGAGGCCCGCAAACCGCTGCTAATTGCGATGGACCCCGGCGGCCTGGGACAGAAAACCATCATGACCGTCCAGGGCCTCTATCCCGAGGTTCCTATCGTGGAGGCGCAGAAGCCCCCGATCGGGATGCAGGTACGCGCCGTCAACACGCTACTCGCCAACGGACGGCTCAAGATGCTGCGGGGGTCCAAGCTGGCGCTGCAACTCGTCGGGCCTACGTGGGTGGACGGGGTGATCGGCGGCAAGATTGACGAGCACGGCCAGCACAGCGACCTTGCCCCCTCGCTTCGCTACGTCGCACTCAAGGCCATCCCCCTGCTACCTGACGGCATTCCTGTGCCAGTGGTGGCCGACAGGGACCAGCGCATCGCAGAGGCCCTCAAGAGAGCCCGTCCGCCGTCGTGGGAGGACGGTGGGAACGACATGGAGCCGGTGAGCCCCTGGGGAGACTGATGGAAGGCGTGACGTTGGTGCGTATGTGCGATGCACGGCAAGCCACTCTCGGCGCTCCTGCAAATCCTTCGGGCAGCGGGCGTCACCAGGTACCAAACCCCTGAGCTGACGCTCGAGCTCGGCCCCGCCCCGTCCAAGTACGCCAAGTCCGCGCTCAACCTGAGCCCCGAAGCCCTGGCGGCCCAGCGCGAGGCAGCGGCCGACGATGACGACGAGGGCGACCCGCGCTTCCTGCTGGAACGCCTCGGACCCAAGTGGTTCCCGGGCGCCAAGGCTGACCCGCGCAAGAACAAGGGTCAGCAGTGAGCGAAGCTTGGTTCTCTGAGAACTTCTCGGGCGACGCCGACGAGCGCGCCAAGGCCATGCTCGACGAGGCCGTGGCCGTCGATGAGCAGGGGCAGACCGGGTACGACCTGGAACACGACCTCGACCTGATGCGCATGTTCGAACAGCGGCCCATCACGGACCTGCAACCCGCGAGCGGCACATTCCTGTCAGCGTCAGGCCCGACCCTCGGCACCGCCGGCCCGACTCAAATCAGCCCGTGGAACGTCATGCGCGCCGTGGTCAACACCGCACACGCCATGCTCGCTCGAGCCAAGGTGCGGGGCCGGTTCCTCACCACGAACGGGACGCAGGATCAGAAGCGCCGCGCCAAGTCCGCCACGCAATGGCTCGACGGCTGGTCAGCGGAAGCGCTGCTGCACGACGTTGCCGGCGCTGCCCTGCTTGACGGCGAGGTGTGCCGGTTCGGATGCGTCACCTATGCCGAGGTGGACCGCAAGGTCGCGCTCGAGCGGGTGCTTCCCGGTGAGATTCGCTTCGACTACATGTCCGCCCGCAACGGCAAGCCCAAGACGTTTTTTCGCCAGCGGGCCATGTCCAAGGCGGTCCTGACGTCCCGGTTCGGGAAGGGCAAGCCGGACGTTCGGGCAGCGATCGAAGTGGCCAACACCATTCCGACGGAGAACGGCGGGAGCACCGATCTCGTCCTGGTTCGCGAGGCGCACTCAGTCCCCTCGACGAAGACGAGCAAAGATGGGTGGCACGGCATCGTCATCGAATCCCAGGGCGGGGCGAAGCTCGCCATGGAACCGTGGACGAAGCCGTGGCACCCGTACACGTTTTTCATCTGGGAGCCGTTCCTCGTCGGGTTCGGAGGGACGTCGCTCGCGGCCTACCTCGAGCCGATGCAGTCCGACCTGAACCACATGCAGTGGGTCAAGCGCAAGGCTCGGAAACTCATGGGCCGCCCCCACGTCGGAATCCAGCGCGGCAGCAACATCGACAAGGCGCAGCTTACCAACGACGTCGCGGGGGTGATCGAATTCACCGACAAGCCGCCGATCGCCCTGGTGTGGAACTACCTCCCCCCGCAGTTCTTCGCGGAGGAAAAAGACCTCATCGCGAACATGTACGGGTTCGCGGGCATCTCACAGAACGCCAGCGAGGGGAACAAGGCCGCCGGCACCGAATCGGGCGTCGCTCAGCGTGAGGCGATGGAGTCGCAGAACCTTCGCCTTCAAATCTACGCCCAGCGAGCGTGGGAAAAGCCCATCGTCGAGATTTTCAACCGCGCGGTGGAGATGGCCGCTGACATCGTCGCCGACGGTGGGACCTACGAGGTAGAGGCCGAGGGGCCGCAAGGGATTGACGTCGTCGACTTCAAGGGGACCATCGCCGACCTGAAAAAGAAGAAGGTCACGATCTACCCGACCGGCTTCCTGCCGCTCACCCCTGCCGCGCGACTGGATTTCATTCTCAAGATGCTGGAGTCGCAGCTTTGGGACGTGGATCGAGCAAGGGCCGCGATGTCGGACCTCGACGTCGAGTCCGAGCAGACCTTGGAGAACAGCATCCAGGTCATGTTTTCGCAGCACTTCGAAGCGATGCTCTACGACGGCAAGCCGAAGCACCCCGACGAGCTGGCCGTGGGGAACTACCCGATCGCGATCAAGACCGCGGCCGTGTACATGGCAATGGCGGAGATCGAAAAGCTGCCCCGCAAGAACGTCTCGCTCGCCCGCCGGTACGTGGACGAGCTGCGCGAGCTCAAGATTCGGGCCGAGGGAAAGAAGCCGCAACCGATGGCGCCGATCGCCGCTGGTCCGCCGGCGCAGATTGAGCCTCCACCGCCGCAAGGCGGAGCCCTGGAAGCCGTCCAGCAGGGCTCGCTCCCGCCGCCTGGAAGCGTCCCGCTCGCGCAGTAATCGGGACGCTCACCCGTGACGTTCGTGCGTAAGTGCAATGGACGTCACGACCGAAACCCCGGCAGCCGTACCGGTTGATTCTGCCCCTGTTGAACTGACGCTCGACCAGATCGTCGCCGAGGCCGTCAAGGGCGCTGAAGCAACCGGTACGGACGTCGTTGTCGACCCGGACAAGGCGGCAGAGGCCGCGACCACGGCAGCGACCGAGACGCCGCCGGCCGAGGGTGAGAAGCCCGCCGAGTCTCCCGCCGACGAAGAGACGCCCGCCGACGACGTCACCGCCGCCCGCGTCCGCAAGATGCTGGCTAAGCTGGAAGAGAAGGAGACGGCGCTCGCGGCGCGCGAGGCCGAGCTCGGCGGCGGGACGCTCGCGGAACTCCTGAAGTCGCCCAAGGCGTTCCTGGCCAAGCACGGCAAGAGCATCGACGATGTGATCGACGCCTCGCTGGCCGAGGGCAAGGAAACGCCGGCGGCGACCGAGGACGACAACCCGCGTCTGACCGCGCTGGAGAAGCGCATCGAGGACGCCGACCGCAAGGCGCGCCAGCAGGCGACGGACGCGGCGATCGCGGAGCGCAAGTCCGAGATTCACCGCGAGATCACAGCATCGGCGAAGTTTCCGATCATCAACGAGACGAAGCGCCAGGGGCTCGTGACCAGCTTCATGGTCGAGTACCACTCGCTTCACGGCAAGGCCATCTCCTGGGATAAGGCCGCCGAGCTGGTCGAGAAAGACTTGGGCGGAATCGGCATCGCTGCCGCCAAGAAGCTGGGATGGGCCGCGCCTGCCGCGAAGCCGACCACGGCCGCAGCGCCGGCCGACCGCCCCGGCACCGTTTCGATTGGTGGCTCCGCGCGTGACGCGGCCCCGGTTGCGG